GGATTATGATTTTGAAGCAATCAAAAGTAATCTAAAAGGTTTTTTACAAGGACAAACCGAATTTCAAGATTACGATTTTGAAGGTAGTTCTTTAAATATTCTACTAGATGTTTTATCTTACAATACTCACTACATGGCTTATCTTGCCAACATGGCAACTAATGAAATTTATCTTGATAGTGCAGATATAAGAAATAATATTGTATCATTAGCAAAGATGATTGGTTATACACCATCATCACCAAAAGCACCACAAGCAAATATTGATATTATAATTAATAATGCTTCAGGCACAAGTATTACAATGGCAAAAGGAACAGTCTTCACAACAAGTGTTGACGGGACTTCATATCAATACATAACAAATTCAGATTTTACAACTACACCAGTTGCAGGTGTTTATAAATTTTCTAGTGTACCAATTTTAGAAGGTACTTTAGTTCAATTTAAATATACTTTTGATAGTACAGATTCAGACCAAAAGTTTATCTTACCAAGTAATAAAGTTGATACATCTACTTTACAAGTAAGAGTTCAAAATAGTAGTGATGATACATCTATTGAAACATACGCATTAGCAGGTGGTTATAATAATGTAACAACAAATACTAAAGTTTATTTCTTACAAGAAGGCCGAGACGGCAGATATGAAATTTATTTTGGTGACGGTACAAATGGTAAATCACTAGAAGACGGAAATATAATTATTTTAGATTACATTGTAACAAATAAAGGAATATCAAACGGTGCAAGTTCTTTTCAATTACAAGGAACAATTGGTGGTTTTTCAGATGTTACAATTTCAACTGTATCAGCTTCACAAGGTGGTGTTGCAGGTGAAACAAATGATTCAATAAAATTAAATGCACCTTTACAATACGCAGCTCAAGACAGAGCAGTAACAACTACAGATTATGAAAGTTTAGTTAAATCAATTTATCCAAATGCATTATCAGTAAGTGCTTGGGGTGGTGAAGATGATGAAACACCAAGATATGGTATTGTGAAAATAGGTGTTAAAGCTGCTTCAGGTTCTACATTGACAGAAACTACAAAAGCAGATATAGTAAATAAATTAAAACCATACAATGTTGCTTCAGTTGTACCTCAAATTGTGGATCCAGAAATAACTTCGGTACTATTAACTTCAACAGTTAAATACAATACATCAGGAACAACAAAATCAAGTGATACATTAAAATCAGAAATTATATCTTCATTGACAAATTATAATACAAATACTTTACAAAAATTTGATTCAATATATCGTCACTCAAAAGTAACAGGTTTAATTGATGGTACTGATAATAGTATTCTATCAAATATTACAACTGTTAAAATAAGAAAAAGTTTTACACCTACAATAGCAGCCTCTAACAAATATGCTATTTACTTTAGAAATGCTTTATTCAATCCTCATGCAGGACATAATATGGCTGCCGGTGGTATTTTAAGTTCTACAGGTTTTAAAGTAACAGGTAGTGATAATGAAATGTTTTTTGATGATGACGGTAATGGTAATGTAAGAAGATATTTCTTATCATCTGGTATTAGAACATATGTAAATGATAGTCAAGGAACAATTAATTATTCAACCGGAGAAATTATACTTAACTCTTTAAATGTTGCCTCAATATCTAATATTAGAGGTGTTACATCTACATTAATTGAGATAACAATAACTCCTTTATCAAATGATATTGTACCTGTAAGAGACCAAATTGTAGAAATAGATATTGCAAATTCTAATATTACCGTAACAGCAGACACTTTTGTGGGAGGTTCAGCTGACGCTGGTGTGGGCTACACAACAACATCAAGCTACTAATGAGCAATGGCAAAATTTAATGAAAAAATATCAACGATACTTAACAACCAATTACCAGAGTTTGTCGTTGCAGACCATCCTAAATTCGCAGAATTTCTAAAAGTCTATTATCAACTTTTAGAATCAGCAGAATTATCCGTTACAGCTATTGAGGGCACAGATGGTGTTTTACTTGAAACAGAAACAGGTCAAACAAACAATCTAGTTTTAAACTCTAGTCGTAAAGATACAGCAAGAACATTATTAGATGAAAATGATAAGATACTTTTAGAAGAATCTACTTACGGTAAATTCACTAGAGGTGAAACTATTACAGGTCAAACATCAAAAGCAACTGCTGTAGTATTAGTAGAAGATATTGCTAATAATAGATTAATAATTTCAGCACAAGATAAATTTATTGATACAGAAATAGTTGTTGGTCAAAATTCAGGTGCTCAAGCTACAATTTCAAATTACAGACCTAATCCAGTAAATAATATTTCAGACTTAATTAATTTTAGGGATCCTGATAAAGTTATTAATCACTTCTTAACAGAAATGAGAAATGAGTTTTTGGCAACATTGCCAGAAAACTTAGCGTTAGGTATTGATAAAAGAAAATTAATTAAAAATATTAAATCACTTTATAGGTCAAAAGGTTCAGTTCGTGGCCATGAAATGTTTTTTAGAGTTTTATTTGGTGAACAATCAGAAACATTTTATCCTAGAGAACAAATGCTTAAGGCTTCAGATGGTCAGTTTGACTCATTAAAAGTATTAAGGGTTATTGCAACAGTAGGTGACGCAACACTATTAATTGGTAGAACAATAACAGGTCAAACTTCAAACGCAACTGCTATTGTAGAAAATACTTCTACACTACAAATTGGTGCTTCTACAGTTACACAATTAATTTTAAATGCTGATAGTATTCAAGGAACATTTTTAATTAATGAAGAAATACAAGGAACAACAGCCGATACAGATGACTACTTTATTAAGGCAAGTATTACAGGTATACCTGGTACAAAAAATATTACAAATGATGGTTCATTAAATAAAACTACAGATACAATTAATGTAATAGCTGGTGGTGAGGGTGCATTATTTCAAATTGAAGATATTGGACCTGGAAGTATTACAGAAATTATTTTAGATAATAAAGGTACAGGTTATGAGATAGGTGATAAACTAACATTTAATAATACAGGAACAAATGGTGGAAATGCAGCTGGATTTGTAAAACTTGTAAATGGTGGTATTGCAGACCAAGCAGGCAGTAGGGATCCTGCTAACGGAACGGAAGACAGAATAGTTTTAGAAGGCGGTACAACTCAAGGTGACGCATATTCAGGTAATGTTATTGTTCAAGAAAAATTTACAGACTTACAAACTATAGAAGAAATATTTTTAACAAATGGTGGTGGACAATATACATCATTACCTTCAGTATCAGTTACATCATCTACAGGTTCTAGTGCAATTGTAAAAGCATATGGTGATGAAATAGGAAAAATTGTAAAATTAAAAACTGCTGAATTAGGTAGAAGTTACGAAACAGCACCAACGCCTCCTGTTTTAGGTTTCTTTAATAATATGATTATAACAGGTATTGTTGGTTCTTATATTCAAAATGGTACAGTTACAGGTGGCACAAGTAATGCTACAGGTGTAATTGCAGAGTTTGATAATGCTAAAGGTCTATTAAGAATTAAAAATGTAACAGGTACTTTTCAATTAAATGAAACTATTACATCTAATTCAGGTGGAACATCTAAACTTGCAAAATTAGATATTTCAACAGCTACAGTAAATGTTGTGTCTGTATCAGATACAGATGGTGTGTTTATTAGTGAAAAAGGTAAATTATCAGAAACAACAATGAGAGTACAAGATAGTTTATACTATCAAGATTATTCTTATGTAATTAAAGTAGGTCAATCTATCGCCAGATGGCGTGACGCATTTAAAAAGACTATGCACACAGCAGGTTTTTATTTTACAGGTCAAGTAGATATTGAATCAAGAATAATAGTAACAGCAAAAGGTCCTGTTAAAGGTGTTACTTCAGGAGTTCTTGATAGTCCATTATTATCTCTTGTTAATACAATTTTCACAACTGTTTTTGGTAGAAGATTAGGAACAATTTCAGACGGAACATCTTTGAGACCTAAAGCAAATGTGGGTGGTAATGTTGATGTAAGTACGGCTTACGAAGACCCATTTGCCGCTAATACTAGAGATTTGACAGCAACTAGAGAAAAAATATCAATAGATTATTTAAGTAGACCAAGGAATATTTTTACTGACGGTGCAGGAGTTGTACATGATATTAGAAGTGGTTATGCATACGGTGGACCTAGATTTAGTTCATTAAATAGATATGTTAATAGTGCTTTTGGTCAAACAGCAGTCGGTTCTAATGCAAACTCATTTCAAAATTTAAGTAATATCAAAATACAAGGTACTAAAACAGCTCTTGATGGACAACAAACACCTATATTTTTATTTACTTCTAACGAAATAGGTAAGAAAATTAAGATGAATTATGCGTTTCCTTGTGAAATAGGAACAAACGCTGATTTATTCAGTAACACATTAACTAGATTTGATAGTAACACAACTAAATTTGATAAAACAACATCATAAAATGTTTATAAATAGTACAAAGAGATAGAGGCAAATGACAAAACAAGTAATAAGTAGAGGTACTAACGCAAACGACGGAACAGGTGATAATCTCCGAGACGGTGCTAATAAGATAAACCTCAATTTTAACGAAATTTATACAGCATTAGGTAATGGTACAACACTTGATGGTACTATTAAAATTGCTGATGATTCATCTACGGTAGCAACAATTTCTGCCAATGGTGAAACATTAAAAATTTTAGGTGGTAGTGCTATCACTAGTGTGTTATCAGGTAACACATTAACCATTTCTGCTGACGCTTCATCTCTATTGACTGCTACAGGTGCGGCTACTTTAACAAACAAAACAATTAATTTAAGTAACAATAATACACTTTCAGCTACATTTGCTGAAATTAACACAGCAATTTCAGACGCAACTTTAGTTGACACAGCGGCTTCTCAAACACTTACAAATAAAACATTAAGTGCTGATAATAATACTATTTCAGGTATTGCAGCTTCAAGTTTTGTATTGTCAAATGGTTCAGGAAATTTAGATGGTTCTGCTTCAGCAAAAGCAATACCAACAGGTGCAGTTGTAGGTTCAAGTGATACACAAACACTTACAAATAAAACTATTAGTGGTGCAGATAACACAATTACAAATATTCCATCTGCTAATGTTACAGGTGTATTTGATAATACATCTTCAGGTTCAAAAATTAGATTTAACTTTGCCGGTACAGGTGCGTTTCCAAGTGAAACAACTTACGAAGGTATGTTTGCATATGACACAACAGGCAATCAAGCTTATGTTGCAGACGCAGGTGGTTGGACAAAACTTATAAATGAAAATGCTTCAGTAGGTGATTTATCAAATGTTAATATAACAAGTGTTGCAGACGGTCAAGCATTAATATGGAGTTCAGCACAAGGTAGATTTAATCCAGGTACTGCTGGTACATCATTAACTGTACAAGAAGAAGGTTCAGCATTATCAACTGCCGCTGATACATTAAACTTTGTTGGTACTGGTGTAACTGCTTCAGGAACAGGTTCAACAAAAACTATTACTATTGCAGCTGGTCATACAGCAGGTAATGATTTAGAGATGAATAATACTCCTTTGAGAGACGCAAAATATATTTCTCACCGTTCACCAGATTCTACAATTACACAAATTATAACAGTTACAGTTGCAGCTAAAACAAGTGAACACAGCGAGTATGGTACAGGTTCGTCAAATGGTTATGTTATTGATGGCGACCAATCTCCACAGGTAACTTTATCAAAAGGTGTTTATAAGTTTGACCAAGCAGACGCTTCAAACTCAACACACCCATTAAAATTTTATTACGATAGAGATAAAAATAGAGAGTATTCAACAGGTGTTGTCGTAACTGGTACTGCTGGTTCAGCAGGTGCTAATACAACAATTACGATAGATGACCAGACGCCTACACCATTGTATTATCAATGTACTGCTCATTCTTATATGGGTCATCAAATAGATATTCCGACTGGTCAACAAAAAAGATTAAATATAACATCAGCAACAGCAACAGGTGATGTGGCTGGAGGAGCAAACTCTGGTAAATCTTTTACAATTTTAGCAAATATGGGTGTTAATGATATATTAGTTTTTGTAAACGGTATTTGTATGGTACCAACAGATGACTATACTGTTTCTGGAACAACATTAACTTTTGACACGGCGCCGGCTACGGGAGCAGAAATTCAATTTAGGTACTTAGGAGCATAATATGGGAGCAAAAACAAGAGCAATGTCAATTGGTGTATGTTCGTTTTATGCAACGCCATCAGCTAATCAAACAATTCCAAATACAACACATACAAAAGTAACTATGGATACAGAAGTGTTAGATACTCATGGAGCTTATGATCCCTCAACAAGTCAATTTACGGTACCGGCAGGTATGGGTGGATTATATGAGTTTTCATATAACGCAAGAATACCTTTGACTAATGGTGAGGAAATGGTTATGGCATTGTATGTTGATGGTGCAAATGTTCCTGCTTCCAACACACAAATGTATCCAGGTGCTAATGGTTCGTATTATCACGCCTCTACTACTATGGCCAATTTAACAGCAGGACAGACAGCAGAATTTAGAATATATTTAACATCCACTGGAACGAGAACAACAAATAATCTTTATTGTTTTTTCTCTGGTAACAGAATAAACGGATAAACCATTATGAAAACTTGTATAAATATTGAATAAGGAAGAAATAAAAAGATATGCCAGCAATAATAACAGACAGATTTAGAATTCACAATAGTGAACAGTTTTCAGAGGCTTTTTCTGAAGCTTCAGGTAATACATTTTATCTAGGTATAGGAAGACCTCAACCATTTGCTACATCTACAAGAGCAGACGGAAGAACAAACAACGAGGGAACAGACGCTGCTCCAATTACACCAGCAGATAATGTTAATGCACAATCATTCCCTTATGACGATTTATTGGCGGCTAAAAAAATTACTCAAACAGATATTACTTTTGCAGTACCAAGAAGAAACTGGACTACAGGAACAACATACGATATTTACAGACATGATTACGGCGACTATCAAACTGGTAATACAACTGCTATTGCAGCTAATGGTGGTGCGTCAACTTTACATGACTCAGCATTTTATGTATTAACTACAGAAAGAAATGTTTACAAATGTTTAGATAATAATAATAACGCAGCTTCAACAGTAGAACCAACAACTACTCCACCTTCAACTATTATTTCAACTGCTGATGGTTATAGATGGAAATACATGTACACTTTGACTGCTTCACAACAAGCAAACTTTTTATCTACAGATTTTATGGCAGTTGCTACAAATTCAGATGTTTCATCAAACGCTGTTGATGGTGCAATTAATATTGTAAAAATTAAAACTGCTGGTTCAGGTGGTGCTGAAGGCACACATACAGGTATCGCAATGAGAGGTGACGGTTCAAACGGAACAGTTTCAGTTACAGTTACTTCAGGTGCAGTTACAGCAGTTACAGTTACAAACAAAGGAACAGGTTACACTTACGCAACAATTTCAAATGCACAAATCGTAGCCGCTGGTGCAACAAACCTTGTTGGTGCAGAATTAGATTGTATTATTGAACCAAAAGGTGGTCACGGATTTAACGCAGTAGAAGAATTAGGTGGTTTTTATGTAATGATGAATACATCACTTGAAGGAACAGAAAGTTCAAACACAGGTGACTTTACAGTTGCAAACGACTTTAGAAAAATTACTTTAATTAGGGATCCAAATTCAGGTGGTTCAGCTTCTACAACAACAACTTTAAGAGGTACAAAAGCAATTAATCTTTCAGGTGTTTCAGGAACATTTACAGTTGATGAAGAAATCAACCAAGCCTCTACAGGTGCAGTTGGTAAAGTTGTAGAATGGGATTCAGTAAACAGTATTTTATATTACATACAAACTAGACATAATGATGAGGGTGTTGACGCAAACGGAAACCTAACAGCATTTAGTGGACAGAATGTAGTTACAGGACAAACTTCAAGTGCAAACGGAACACCAACTACATCAACTAGTACAATTAACAGTCAGTCTTTTACAAGTGGTTATTCTAATCCTGAAATTGACGCTGACTCTGGTGATATTCTTTACATTGAGAACAGAGCGCCTATTACAAGAGCTGCTGACCAAACAGAGAATATAAAACTGGTAATAGAATTTTAGGAGAGTTAAATGCCAAGTCCAACTGACTTTAATCTCTCACCTTACTATGATGACTTCAACGAGTCTAAAAAGTTCCATAGAATACTTTTCAGACCGTCATTTGCTGTACAGGCTAGAGAATTAACACAGTCACAATCAATCTTACAAAACCAAGTAGAAAAGGTATCAGACCATCTTTTTGAAAAAGGTGCAATGGTTATTCCTGGTGAAGTAGGATATAATATAAATTACTATGCAGTTAAACTAACTTCATTTACAGATTCATCTTCCGTAGGTCTTACTCTAGCAGATTTTAATAATTTACAATTAACAGGTCAAACTTCAGGTGTTGTAGCAAAGGTTATTAATTTTGTTGCTACAGACGGAACAGACCCTAATACTTTATATGTACAATACGAAAATTCAGGTACAAATAATACAGAAATAAAATTTACAGCTGGTGAAACAATATCTGTTGCAACAACTTTACAAGGTACAGCAACAACTGTATCTGCTGTAGTAGATTCATGTGCTACAGGTGCAGCTGCGTATGTAGCCGCTGGTACTTACTACATCAATGGTTTTCATGTTGAAGTTTCAGAGCAAACTGTAATATTAGACAAGTACACAAACACACCATCATACAGAGTAGGTTTATTAGTTTCAGAATCTTTTGTAACACCTAATGATGACCCTGCTTTAGTTGATAATGCACAAGGCACTTCAAATGTTAATGCTCCTGGTGCTCACAGATTTAAAATAGATTTAACTCTAACTAAAAAAGCTTTATCTGCTGTAGATGACGCAAACTTTGTAGAGTTGTTAAGATTAAAAGCAGGTATCTTACAGAACCAAGTTAGAACAACAGAATATGCAGTATTAGAAGATACACTTGCTCGTAGAACATTTGACGAGAGTGGTGACTATGCAGTAAGAGATTTTGATTTAGATTTAAGAGAACATTTAATAAATGGTAATAACAGAGGTATTTTTACATCCGCTAACGGTGGTTTAGAAAGTAAAATTGCAGCTGGTATGGGACCAGGTAAAGCATATGTTAAAGGTTACGAAATAGAAACTATCGGAACATCTTTTGTAGATATTAATAAAGCAAGAAGTTTTGATACACAAAATAACTTTACTACTAAATTTGAAGTAGGTAACTTTGTCAATGTAAGAAATATTTTTGGTTCACCAGATATAGGTTTTGTATCAGGCGCTACAGAAGCATTTAAAAGAGTTAATTTATACAAAGACCAAACAACTTCAAGAGGAGTTGAAAATACAGGTTCAGGCGCAGGCATAACTTCAATAGGTCGTGCTAAGTCAAAAGGTTTCCAATATGTAACAGGTACACCATCAGCATTTACATTTTCTAGTGCAGCTTTAACAAATTCTGTTTACAGACATTATCTATTTGACATTAATATGTTTACACACTTGAATGTAACATCTAATACAGCATTTACAACTGGCGAAACTGTAACAGGTTCAACTTCAGGTGCTACTGCTACAGTAGAAAGTTTATCTACCCAAACAGCTGCCAATGCGACAGCAATTAGTGTTGCAAATCCAGGTGTTGTTACAGCAAATGGTCACGGTTTAAGAGAAGGACAACAAATAAAATTTAGTGCTATAAGTGCTACAATTGGTGGTGTTGCAATAACAACAAATGATGTATATACAGTAAGAAATCCAAGTACAAATGCTTTTGAATTATATGGTGTAGATGGAACAACATCTCAAAATGTTGACGCTTTCACATCAGCAGGAAATGTTTTACATGGTGTTGTAGTATGTTCTAGTGTAAACGGAACATTTGTTGCAGGTGAAACAATAACAGGTGGTACTTCAGGTGGCACATCAATTATTCAATCAAACGCAGTTGGTTTAAAAGGTGTAACAACTTTTGAATTTCCACAAGTTAAACAACTTGGTATGGCAGGTTCGCCAGCATATACTTCGGATGTTTCAAAAAATGCAACATACGGAGAAAGTTTACAACTTACAGGTTCGTTATCAATAGCAAATGGTGGCACGGCAATTTCAGGTTTTGGTACTTTATTTAATACAGAATTAAAACTAGGTGATGAGATTACATTTACTACAGACGCTGGTTCTTCTATAACAAGAATTGTTGAAGCTATTATTTCAAATACTTCATTGACTTTATCAGCAGTAATTGGTGGTTCAGATGTTTCTACAAAAACTGTTGCAACTAGAAACAGAGGTAAGTTACAAGATTCAAATAAAAATATTTCAATATTCAAATTACCAAATAGTGCAGTTAAAACTTTAAAGACAACTGCTAACAATGGTATTACAGATACAAACTTTAAAGTAAGAAGACAGTTTGTACAACAATTATCATCTGGTTCAGGTCAGATATCAGCAGGTACTAACGAAACTTTTGCAAGTTTAGCTGAAGGAGATTATACTGTATCTATTAAAGCAATTGGTTCAGCTTCATCAGGTGCAAACGGTGATGTATTAAGTTTAACAGGTAATAATGCAGACGGTAATCCTATTTTCACATTATCTGGTTCGCCAACTGGTAAAACTTTAGACCTTGATTTTGGTACGGCTTATGCAGACGCAGAATTAAAAATACTTGCTACAGTTAACAGAGCAGTTGCAAGTTCTAAAACTAAAACACTAAATGCTAATACAACTTTACAAGTAACTTCACAATCAGTTATTGAAAGTGGTACAATAGGTTTAGGTAAGGCAGATGTATTTAAAATTAATAATGTTTATATGGCTGCTGACTTTAGTACAAACGCAACAACAAGTAGCACAAATATTACAAGTAGATTTGATTTAGATACAGGTCAAAGAGATAACTTCTATGACATTGGTAGATTAAAATTAAAAACAGGTGAATTAACACCGACAGGTAGATTACTTGTAGATTTTGATTTCTTTGGTCATGGTTCTGGTGATTACTTTGATGTTGATTCATATTCAGGTGTTGTTACTTACGAAAATATACCAAGTTACAATTCAGATACAACTGGTAAACAATTTAATTTAAGAGACTGTTTAGATTTCAGACCTAGAGTTGATGACGCAAGTACAATTAATTCTGGTGGTCAAGATAGAAGTTTTGATGGTACAGGTGCTTCTACAGTTGATGTAGTTAAATTTGGTGATGATGTAACTACAGACTTTGAATTTTATTTACCTAGAATTGATAAAATCTTTTTAGATAAAGATGGTGATTTCAAAGTTGTTGAAGGTTCATCTTCATTAGACCCACAAGTTCCTAAAAATTTAGATGGTGCAATGCATTTATACACATTGTCATTGGCGCCTTATACATTATCAACAAACGAAATAGAAATTGAAACTGTTGATAATCGTAGATATACAATGAG